GCATGAGTCCTAACTTTCAGACGTTCAAAGAAATTTGTCCTGGTCCATTCATACTGATAAGCCCTGCCGGACCAAAAATAAGTCTATTTCCCTGCTGTGCAAGGGCAGAGGTTACTGTATCAAAAGAATAAGTAGTATTGATCTTCCAAGTAGCTTCCAAAGTACCGGGAGGCCTCAGCTTAGCAAATTTGCTAAGATTTCCTGCAGCATCTTGAATAAGAAGCTGATCATAGCTAGGAAAATAACCAGCGCCAACAAATTTGTCTACTGGCAGGCCAATAGCGGCTCCAGCTATGCCCACGCCGGCCGTAGTATACATGCTAGCACCAATAAGTGTGGAGGCTCCGGAGGCAATTCTGGACAGCACAAAAATATTATTGATTGCTTGATTATGAAAAATTACACAATCGCTATAGCTTCTAGAACCGTAAGCAGATTCAGTGATGAATGCAGAAGAACTTGCAGCAGTAGTACCTCGGTAAATGATTAGCTCACCGTTCACTGTCTTCTGCATTCTGATATCATAATACGCCCCAAGACTTGGAATGAAAACAAGTCCCGCAGGTTCGTAAGTGCTGGATGAGTAATTTGCAACTGTCCAAGTGCTGCCCGTAGCATTTGAATAAGCTCTGTTTGTAGCTGCAGAAATTTGAAAAGAGCCACTAGGAAAAAATGAACACCAATCAATATATTTTGGAATTGATAGGCCACCAGGTGTTACGTTTGTCAGTGTAGATACAGAAGCTGTCGTGCGAAAAATTCTAGCCGCACCGGCAGACTCTCCAATAAGAATAAGCGTGTTGTTTATAAGATCGTTATACGCCGCATCATACAAAATTGTATTAGCTACTGCAACTGGAGTGATCCAAGAAACTAGATCACTGGACGTACTGACATAAGCTGTTGCACCATCAGCTGATTGTGCCAATGCAATATAAATTCCTCCAGAGTATTTTATACGCGTAACTGTAACAGTTGGGGTAATACTATCAAAAACAGCAGTCAGCAGGCTAAATCTATCAGCTAGATAGATTGGAGGTCTCCAAGCTGCACGAGTGCGAAACATTACACTGCTCCACCAAGGGCTACGCCATAGACATCGCTGCCCACTTTTAGAATCTCTACAAACGTAGTTCCTGTGGCCAAAAGCGTAGGTGTAACACCATTGAGCCACTTGATGCCACTGGGCCAAGTTGCAGTGAAGGTTCCAGGATTGGTAATAAGCACTAGGACAGATTGTCCAGTCAGCATGGCAGTTGCTGTCAGCGTAATGTTGCCTGTTGGCGTTATAACTGTGATTTGCGACGACAATCCCAAACCAACAGTACCAGATGTGCTCAAAGTTGTTACTGTGGCACTGCTGTCCACAGGAATAAACGCAGAGCCATTGTGCACAAACATCCGATAGGATGTAGTGTTGTAGTAAAAATCTCCTGCAGTTAGCGGATCACCAAGCGTGTCAGTAGTCGGCACCGTGGCACTTACACCTAGCCACTGCCGCATGGCATTGACAGAAGCTTTTAGAACTCTAAATTCTTCTGCCGCGCTGAAGACAGTTTGGCTGGCAACTGGCTCAGTGGCTTGCGTGGCATTTGGAACGTAAGTGGCCATGTCAATTCTCCAAATTAAGCAACGTTACCGAGCAGATGCGAAGACACAAGCATGGATTTAAATGGATCAACATGCTCAGTCTTAAACTGCCCTGCCATTTCTACATATCCAGTGCGTGCAAACACAATGCCTGCAGCCCACATGGCAAGTTCTTCAGCATAGGTGTCTGCAATCCAGCTACTGTAAGTTGTTTCCGCAACATCAGGATTCTGGAAGAAGTAAAAATTCAGCAGACCTGTCATAGACAGCGGATAGACTCGCGCAGTGGCTCCAATGAGTGTGTACATGGAGCTACGCCGGCGGCCATCCCTGTCATACAGGTCATCGGCATCACGATATTCCAAAGATTCCGTAGGCGCAAAAGTTGTTGCATCAATGCTTTGCAAAAACTTCAAGCTGCGCAGGCGCGTGAGGCTTGTGTGAATATTTGGAAAATCGTAATAAACAGCAGTGCTAGACACTGGGTAGGGGAGTGCAGTGACTTGCAAATCACGCGGAAAGAAATCCGTGTGGTGAGCCCTGAGAGTAGCAGACTTGATTGCTGCCTTGGTGATATCTGGCACTTCTGGACGTCGCGTCTGAGCAACCACCAGAGTTTCCATTTCAGCAAAAGTAGTCATGATTGTCTCTCAGGGCAAAAAAGATTACGCCACGGCCTTACCAGCCGTGTCAGCAGCAGCCTCTGCAGCTTGACGCTGCAAAGCGCTCACAGTGGCCAAGCTTTCACGTTTGGTAAATACCAGACTTGCAGGCTTGTTTGCAATAGCATCTAGCTGCTGAATAATCGCAGGATCATTCGTGGTCAGCTGACCGCCCATGAACACAACTTCCAATCCATCAGGCATGATAAATTTTGCACCAGCCACACTGTGGTAGTACGTTTTGGAGTTTGGATCCTGCAGAGCTTCTTGCGAAGTACCAAGAGATTCGCCGGAGCGAATGACAGCCGCAGGCTCAAAGCCTTGAACCGCGTGCTGACTGTGAAAAGAAGAAACTGCACCTACTGCCATGATTTGCCTTTCAGTTGGAGATGAGAGTGTAAAAACTACTCTCAGGATGAAAAAAGAGCCAGCTTGCTGGCTGGCCCTTTTCTTATTCTCAGCCAGTAATCAATCTGATCCGAGAAATTTCTTGCACCAGTTTGGTTGCGGCAAGCTCATCTACTGTCACCTGGCCAGTAGTAGCATTTGGAGTCAGAGCAGTGGCAGAGCCATTAGTCCGAATCGTAATGCTACTGATGTAGCCAGAATCAGTAGAAAGCATGCCAGGAGTGTTCACTTGAATCACTGCCATGACATGCCTCCCTGATTAGCCTGCAGCAGCCGCAGTGAAGTTGTACAGAATGCCGAACGCTGCCGGGTTCTTGATCGTGGAAGTCAACTCCGTGGTCAGCGTGCCACCTTCCGCGTCAATGCCGTTGTCAATCACCGCACCGCTTGCGTTGTAACCAGCGTCACTGGTCTTGCGCAGGTAAGCCAGAGAGAAGGCGTTCAGATCGGCAATCACAGCCATTTTTGCCCAGGTGGAGTTAGCACCATAGGCATTGAACAGCGGATGCTCAATCATCTCGAAAGTGCCACGCGGCGTGCGAAGCATGTCGAGTTGCAGACCCCACGACGTTTCAGTCGTCTGAATCTGGTAAGTAGCGTTCAGGCGCGCAATGTTGTGAATGACACGGCGAGCCGTGCCACCGACAAACATCGTGCGGATGTTGCCACCCTTCGGATCAGTGACCGTCTCCAGCGTCTTGTCCATAGCCGTTTCCAGCTGCGTCCAGTTCGTGGTGGCGCCCAGAGTCGTGATGTTGCCAGCAGCTGCGGTCGTCACACGAGCAACAATACCTTCCATCGTGTGGAAAGGCTGACCATTGCGAGTGCCCATAAACTTCTGACCGAAGAACAGAGCTTTCTCAATCGCCATTGCGTGCAACGCAGCACAATCCTGCTTGCTTTCGCTGACATAGCCAGCACCAGCAATCTGCGGAATAGCAGCAGCAGTCTTGGTGACAGCCCAGCTATTGCGGAAGATCTGCGTGTTGTTGACGTAGCGCGTGGCAATGATCGAAACTGCCGACGGACGAACCGAACCTTCTTCAAAGGCGTTGCCGATGGTGCGCCACAGATCGCCGTTGTTAACAGCAGCTGCGGTAGTGGTGCCCACTGCACGAACCACAGTCAGCGTGGTAGCGAGCGGCGTGGCAGTGACCAGCACGATTTCATTCGTGCGCTCGTTCAGCAGCAGATCGCCAGGAACAATGTCAGTGTTCGACGCGACGGTCAGCGTAGTATCGCCAGACGTTGCCGACGCCGTCATCGTTGCCGACGGAAAAATCATCGTCTTCGAGAAGTAGCCATGCTCGATGTTGGCAGCCGTCTCATCTTTGAGAAGGGCAGTCAGGCCAAACAGCGGAGCAGTACCATTCGGCATCAGCCGAGTGATAGCTTGGGCAAAGCTGACCGCATTCAGGTTTTGCGGTGCGCTTGCAGAAGAAAGAAGTCCAACAGCCATTTCAGTTCCTTTCGCGCTTATGCGCTCAATTCAAGTAAGAAGAAAAATCAGTTTCTTTTGGAGCACTTGCAGCTTGAGCAGCTGCGCGCTTGGGTGCAGTAAGCACTTCAGCCATCTGGGTGAAATACTGTTCTGCCTGCTGTTGCACCGCTTCCGGTGATAGTTGAGGATTGGATTGAGCAATCTGCATTTTGACAGCGCCTAGCATCGGAGCAACTGCTGGATGCGACAACGCCTCATGATTAGTATTTTGACTTTTGATCTGAAAGTTTCTGATGCGCGAATCCAGTGAGCCATTCACACGCTCCGCAGCAGTGCGGGCGCCGTGCTCAACAAGGCCATGAGAGAGTTGCGCAGCTGCTGCAAACGCCTCGCGCGCAGCGCTATTGATGGCTTCTGTAAAAGCCTGAGCATCTCCAGACAAGGCTTTCTGCAAAGTTTCTTGCGGAATGCCAGAAGCAAAATTTGCTTGGGCAATCTGCTGCCTGAAAGCAGAAGGATCCAGCGGACCAAGCAAAGGATCTTGAAGCGTTGGAGCCTTGGGAGCATTGGGGTCCGCAGGCTTGGGCTTGAACATGTTGGAGAAATTATCCAGCGGATTAACAGCTGCGTTGGAGCCGTTAACCATCTGCTGAGGATTTGCACCAGGATTCGCCGGAGCTTGCTGCATAGATGCAGGCAACCCAGTAGGATTCTGATTCATGTTGACAGGCGGAGTGTTCGCCGGTTGCGGAGTTGCCACAGGTGCAGGCGCCGGGGCCGGTGCATTGCCACGACCAAAAATACCAGGAAGAAAAGCCATGATTACCTTTCAGTTTGCTCAGGAGTTGCGAGAGCTGTAAGCAGCTCAGATTGAAGCTCTTGATAAGCATCCACAAAACTGCGGAGCCTTTCGTGAGCCAGGATTGCTTCCACTTGCTTCCCTGGATCGGGATTATATGGAAGTTTGCTCTCTACGAGAGCGCTTGCATACGCCTCAATTTTGTTTTGAAGATACGCAAGGAACAAAGGAGAGACTTGCATTGCAAGGTTCTCATCCTCTGGACTCAGTGTGAGCCGGCAAAACCTACTGCCGGCATCAAGTGTTACTGTTCTCATGCTGGTTGCGCTGTTGGCGCTTGCGGCGGTTGTTGAGCTGCAGAAGTCTGTTGGAGAGTCTGCAGGAATTGCTGCTGCTGTTCAGGACTGCGCTTGAAATCTTCAAGCCAGTATGCACCCTGCAACTTTGCCCAGTACAGGAACATACCAAGCACATCGTATTCTGTGCCGACTGCAGGCAGCGCCTGAGCAGTCTGCAAGAACACAGTCAGCAGATTGGAGTTGAGCATCTTCTCAGCAGGAAGTTGCCCGTCTGTGAGTTTGAACTCAAGAATTGCTTGACGCAGCGCCACAGGATCAACATCCACCATTGAGCGCTCTTCTCGGTTGAGAATAGTGCCAGGTTGCTGATATTGAAGCGTGTTTGACTTGACAATCTCTTTGACTGGAGTCATGAACTGATGCTCAATCGTCAGCGAGCAAAGCTGCTGGCGCGAGTTCGAGTTCAACATCGTGGTTTCAAACTCAGTCTTAGTTTTGTTACCCTTCTGGAACTGGCCACGATCCACTTTGTTCTGCCCTGTGGCTTGATCCGCCATTGCAGAAATCATTTCAGACATCTGAATATTGGTGCCAGAATTGTCCTCACGATACGGGATCTGGTACACGGCCCGGGCCATAGCGTTATCATCTTTGGCCAGCGAAGCATTACGCAGCGGAATCCGGCTAACACTAGAAACTGCGTCAATATCTTTCTTGTCAATGAGTCTGGGATTGT